GAATCATCATGCTGAAAGACGGTAAGCCCTCAACCCTGCTAAGAAAATTGAATGCCGGTGATTACAGGGGGGCGGCTGACGAGTTCCTGAAATGGGTATCGCCGGGGAGCAAGGTCGAAGCCGGACTGCGCCGCCGCCGCACAGCTGAGCTCCAGCTCTTTCTCTCAAAGGGATAGAAATGCTTAAGAACACATCCCCGATGGAAATCATCACCATCGTTGCCGTGGCTATCGTTATTGCAATGATGTTCAAGCTGAGCGGCGACAACAAAAAGCTGTCAGAAGAAAACGGGCGGCTTGAAGAGCAAACGGCAGAGCTGAAAAGCAAAAACGACGGCATGGCTAAATCACTGACAAAGCTAACCGGTGAAATCCAGTCGATGAATAAACTGGCCGCCGATGAAGCCCGCCGCAGAGCCGCAGCTGAAATGAAATCACAGCGATTAAACGAAGAGGTCAAAGATGCGCTTAAAGGCAATCGCTGTGCTGTCGAGCTTATTCCTGAGCGTGCTGTTATCGGGGTGCGCGAAGCCGCAGCCAGTGCGAGAGGTGCTGGAAGTTCAGCTGGTGCCAATACCGCCCAGCCTGCTGATTGACTGCTACGTTCCTGAGCTTCCACAGCATCCCACCTTTGGCGACAGCGTAGAGCTGAACAATCGCCTGTATCTCTCAATTGAGAACTGCAACGGTCAGATTGGGAAGATACGGCAGATAGAAGAATCCAGAGCCTCGCATTAGCGGGGCTTTTTACTACCAGAAGACGAAGAAGGAAAAACCATGTTCACAGTTAAAAGCATTATCGATGGCGTGACTCACTTCGCAGAGCAGGAAAGCATCACCATCGCCCGCGCTGGTTCATCCCGTTTTGATGAAATCCTGCGGATGACCAACAGTCACTCCAACCCTGACTTTGTAATCTTCCTTCCGCCGGTCTACGAAGACCCGGAATGTAAGAAGGCGCTGCAGGAGGGAGAGTTGATTTTCAGTGAGCGCGATGATGTGCTCGACACGGATGCTATCGCCATCCTGATCGAAGGCTTCGAAAGCCCTGAGCATGCGAAGAGGAAGGCGTTTAACGGCCTGCGCTACCAGTTCATCTACCCGGGCGACAACGTCTACGTAATGAACTCTCATGGCTCGACTATCGAAACCGTGAAATAGAATATTCTGCCAAGGTTACTAAATAGTGGCCTTCACAGAATAAATGCAAAGTTACTAGTTGGCGCGCTATCAAAATTCACGGGGTTTTAATCAATACTAACCGTTCCAGCTAGTCATAAATCCTAATTGCCCGTCACGGGGCGTCAACCACAGAGCCTTGCGGGGTGAGTCTATTGGGTAAGCAGTAATGCTTTCGCTCTGTGGGCTGCTTTTATCCGCGTGAACTTAGGCTCACCACCGAAAGGAAAAGCAATGGACTATTCAATATCCGAGTTGTCGGAAGTTTTCTCCTGCGACCTAATAAAAGGGGAGCTATATTGGCTTCCGCGAGATAGAAAATATTTCAGCAATGATTTCTCGCATCGAATGTGGAGCCTGCATTTCCCCGGAAAGATTGCAGGCGGAAAGGATGGGGGCGGATATTTAATCGCGACATCTGGCGAAATGAAAGTCAGAGTTCATCGGGCTATTTGGACTTTTGCACATGGCTCGATACCGGAAGAGTTGTATATCGATCATATTAATCACATCCGGCACGATAACAGAATTGAAAACCTTCGTCTGGTCACCCATCCCCAAAACCAGCGGAATCAATCCATGCACTCCAGAAACATCAGCGGAGTAAATGGCGTTCGCTGGCAGAAAAGCTCAAGAAAATGGGTGGCATCAATAAATACCCGGGGGAACAGCATTCACCTTGGCGCATTCGATAGCTTAGAAGAAGCAGCCCAAGCAAGAAGAAAAGCCGACGAGAGGTTTAGTTTTCATGCTAACCACGGCAGAGATAAATACCTTGATGTCGAGTACATTGACCCGTGGCTGCGCGTAAAATAATGCTGCCGGAAAAGTACAAAACCAATCAGCAGGAAACTCTAAATGGATATTGTAGAACTGACCTACAAAGTAACGCTACGGCGTTTTATGAAGCCGATCCTCATTATCGGAGCGCTGACTAAATGGGACTGGCTTGTAAATTTATGCTTCAAAATGGAGCTAATCCGCGAAGGCGAAGAGGTCACTCTTCATGGCGATAAGCGATAGCGAGATGGAAAGGCCGATGCCGCCAGCCAGCCTCCTGAATGACTTCCACCCCTACACCCGACTGCTTCCCGCGCCTGAAATAGGTGAGTGGGTTCAGAGCCACATCCTTTCTGCTGATGGCTATTTGCATAACCCTGACCACGGTCACCTGGTCGATGCTGATATCCGCTTCCTGTGGGCTGCTAATGGCTTCACGAAGAAGGGCAGCGTTGTTCTGGGCCAGGCCGAAGCAGTGATGATGCGTGCCGGTGGCTGGCAAAAGGCCCGGATGGAACAGCAGATGTATGAGTGGTTTGGCGAGGTGCCGAAGTTCATTATCACCCTGGCTGCTGACTTTTGCGCTCAGTGTACGGATCTGGAGTTCTGCGCGCTGGTAGAGCATGAGCTTTACCACATCGCCCAGCAGGTCGATGAGTTCGGCGCACCTGCATTCACCCGTGACGGTGAGCCAAAGCTGACCATGCGCGGGCATGACGTGGAAGAGTTCATCGGCGTGGTGAGGCGATACGGCGCAAGCTACGACGTGCAACAGCTGATCGACGCCGCAGCGGAGCGGCCGGAGGTAGCAAAATTAGACATAGCCAGGGCGTGCGGCACTTGCCTGCTGAAACTGGCGTAATCCTTGACTGGTATTGACGGAAGGTGAATTATGGCAGCGCTTAAGAATGACGTGAAAGCGTACATAGTTCAATCGCTTGCGTGCTTCGATACTCCCTCTCAGGTGGCGGAGTCCGTCCAGGTTGAATTTAAGCTGAAAGTTTCCCGGCAGCAGGTTGAAGCTTACGACCCGACCAAGGCCAGCGGTAAGGCACTCGCGGCACGCTGGGTCGATATGTTCAACGCCACCCGCGCCCGCTTTCAGAACGAAATCGCCGATATCCCGATCGCCAATAAGGCATACCGGCTGCGCGTGCTTGACCGCATGGCAACGCGCGCGGAGGGCATGAAGAACCTCGCGATGACCGCTCAGCTGATGGAGCAGGCAGCGAAAGAGGTCGGCGACGCCTACACCAACCGGCAGAAAGTTGAGCACACCGGCGCGAACGGCGGCCCCATCGAATCAGCCACCCTGACAAAGGACGAATATAAGAAGGCTCGACAGGAGATGATGGAGGATGACGACTGTTGAGCAGCGGAACTTTGCCCGCAAGATAGAGTGCGAAGAGGAGGGCATGTACTTTGCCCGGTACTTCTTCAAGCAGCGAACTGGCGGCAAGATGATCATTGCGCCGCACCACCTGGCGATTCAGCGTGCGCTGGACCGGGTTATCAGCGGCGAGATAACTCGCCTGGTCATCAACGTACCACCCGGCTACACGAAAACCGAGCTGGCCACCATCAACCTGATGGCTCGCGGTCTGGCGCTCAATAAGCGCGCCCGGTTCATGCACCTGTCGTATTCGCATAATCTGGCGCTGCTGAACTCAAGCACCGCGCGAGGCATGATCAAATCCAAGCTCTACCAGGCCATGTGGCCGATGGAGCTGCGCGACGATGCCGACAGCAAGGCGATGTGGTGTAACGAGCACGGCGGCGGCGTATATGCATCGTCAGCTGCAGGGCAGGTTACCGGCTTTCGTGCCGGTCACATGGAACCCGGCTGGCAGGGCGCGCTTATCATCGATGATCCGGTAAAGCCGGACGATGCTTACAGCGAAATCGTGCGTGACGGGGTTAACAGCCGTTTCAACGAAACTATTAAATCGCGACTGGCCATCGAAACGACGCCGATGATCGTGATTATGCAGCGCATCCACTATCACGACCTCAGTGGATACCTGCTGCGCGGTGGTAGCGGCGAGAAGTGGCACCACCTCAACCTCCCGGTAATCATCGATAACAGCGTCAGCTATGCCGAGCAGTACCCGGAGAACACCCACGCCATACCCATCGACCACGGTCTGCCTGATGGCTGGCTGTGGCCGTTCAAACATAACGAATCGCATCGGGTAGCCCTCTTCTCGCACCGCCGTACGGCAGAAGCTCAGTACATGCAGCGGCCGCGCCGGTTCAACTCTGAAGGCGCTCTGTGGTCTGAGGCAATGATTAACGCGTCTCACATTATGAGCCTTGATGAAGAGGTGTCGCGGTGCGTCATTGCAATCGACCCGCAGGCCACAAATAGTGACGAGAGTGACGAAACTGGGATTGTAGCGGCATCTTCATATCGTGGCGGGAAAGACAGACTCTATTCTCTGGATGGTGACTATAGCGGCAAGTACAGTCCGAACGGCTGGGCCAAAAAGTCTATGGAGGCATACGCAACACACAATGCCGATGCCATCGTTATTGAAACTAACCAGGGTGGCGACATGGCAGAGGAAACACTGAGGAACGCTGGGTTTGCCGGTCGCATAATTCGTGTCCATGCCAGCAAAGGTAAATTTGCCCGAGCTGAGCCTATATCCGCCTTGTACGAACAAGGGAAGGTTGGTCACTCAGGGAACCTCTATCTGCTGGAAAACCAGATGATGGAATATATCCCGGCCACTGCAAAAAAATCTCCTGACAGGCTTGATGCTGCCGTGTACGCACTCACAGAGTTAAGCGGAGGCGCGGGAGGCATCAACATGAACAAAAACCTTGTGGCCGCAGCACAGGCCAGAAACTCACGCCGGTAAATTTATGACTACTAAAACACAGCGTCGCAAAACCCGGCGTGATGCTGCGCGCGCCGCATCTCGTCCGCGATTCAATCTGTCACAGGGGTTGAGAGACAGGATTGAGCATGAGGGTTACATCCCCACCCTGGCAGAAGTTAAGGCTATGTACGGACCAGCGAAGACACTCGCTGCGTCAGATGTCGTACGCCTCGCTATGGATCATTCGCTCGACACAGCTGGTGCGTACAGCCTGATTCAGCACGCCTTTGAGCACGGGCAGTATCCAACGCTTGGCCCATCTTTCATGGGCTACGCTGCGCTATCATCGCTGATGCAGAACGGCTTAATCCGAGCCTGCATAGAAACCCTGGCTGACGACATGACGCGCGAGTGGATTGAAATCAGCGCCGTGGATGTGAATGAAAATGGCGACGACAGCGACGAAAAAGCAGCGCTTGAAGAGGCGATGATTGATTACAAGGTCCGTGATACTTGCCACACGGCAGCGGAGTTTGACGGGTATTTCGGCGGGTGCCTGATATTCATTGATACCGGGGTGCGCGGTGACACGCTAAAGCAGCCGCTGGAGGTCTCAGAGAAATCGGCAGAGCTACAGGACTTCAAGCGGTTCACCATCGTTGAGCCGATCAATATTTTTCCGGGAAATTACGATTCTACAGACCCGCTGAACCCGGCATATTTCAAGCCGCAAACGTGGTGGGTGCTGGGCACTGAGGTCCACACAAGCAGGCTGATTCGGGTGTGTGGGAATGAAGTGCCGGTGATACTCAAACCTAACTACAACTTTCTTGGTCTGCCGCAGGCGCAAATCCTGTATGACTACGTTATTCACTTTCAGGACGCTCGACAGGCAGAATCACGTCTGCTGGAAAAATTCAGCCTCACTGTGCTGAAGACTGACATGAAGGACATTCTCACTAACCCCAACGCGACCAGCTCACTGGACCCCCGGCTGCAATACATGGCAGCGTACCGGTCTAATGATGGAGTGCTGGCGATAGACAAAGAGATGGAAGACATTATCAACATCACTACCCCTCTGTCCGGGGTTACAGATATTGTCCGTCAGCAGCTCGAATTTATCGTGATGATTAACCGGACTAACGTCGTTAAAACGCTGGGCTTGTCACCTGCGGGGTTCAACGCTGGCGACTCAGACATCAAAACGAATAACGACCACACATCATCGCAGCAGGAAAAAGTTCTCCGTGGGCCACTGCAAAAAATGCTCGACATCCTGCAAATCGTCAAGCTGGGAAAATACGACAAATCAGTAACATTTAAATTTGTCCCTCTGAATGAAGACGATGAGGCAATTGTTGCAGGCACGCAGAAAACCAAGGCAGATACTGACTCCGTGCTGATTCAGGAGGGAGTTATTTCTCAGTCCGAATCCCGCAAGCGTCTGTCGGAAGACCCGCGTAGCGGATATTTCGGCATCAATGCTGACGAACTGCCAGAGATTGACGATGAAGAAGAAGACGAAAACGGCATCGGCAACCAGACCGAACGCTGGTCTCCAGCGGGAGTATCACCGGAAGCTGAAGGCGCTGGTTGAAGAGATGAGTAATTCCGTCGATTACTGGCTGTCAGCAGAATACAGACGGCAGGAGTCACGGATAGTCGGCGACGCGTCCCCGGCAAAACTGATGAACAAAAAGCTACTGTCCGTCATGGCCAGCTGGCGCAAGAAGTTCGACGAGAAGGCGGAGAATATCGCCGCCTGGTTTGTTCGTCGATCTGATGCCTACGCATCACGCTCTGTTGGCAACAAGCTCCGCGCCGCCGGAATGACTGTGAACATGCGTATCACGCCAGAGGTGCGCAACGTACTGGACAGCATCTACGAAACTCAGGTCAATCTGATTAAGTCTATCCCGGAACAGTATCTGACGCAGGTCAGTACGCTGGTACAGGAAAGTGTTAGTCGAGGCCGTGACATTAGTTTTCTGAAAGATGAGTTTCAGAAGCGATATGGCATCACTGAGCGCCGTGCACGATTTATTGCAGCTGACCAAAATAACAAAGCTTCAAACGAGATATCTCGTCGCAGGATGATTAGCGCAGGCGTTAAAAAAGGGATCGTCAAGCATCGGTCGGGTGGAAGCAAGTCATACCGGCACTCTCACGTTAAGGCTGATGGACAGGAATACGATCTCGAGGTGGGATTTTGGGATTCCAATCTCAAAAGATTTGTTCAGCCTGGGGAGCTTCCCGGATGTAAATGTGAGTTCAGGCCAGTAATTGAGTAAGCATTTATCTGACAACAAGGTCGCTATGTGCGGCCTTTTTCATTGCCTGAAATGCGAGGTAAGCGTGGGAAGAAAAGCCCAGCCCCACCGCCATACAAACCGGAGGATAAGGTTGTGCGGCCCGCACCGCCACCGCCAATTCCGACGAGTGTATGACGATGGCAGCCTGGCGATGGCCGTCCGTGCTGTGCTGAAAGCGAAAATAAAAGAGAAATAACCATGCCAATCCGAGAAGTAACATTTAAAAGCGGCAGGAGGGGGTTTCGCCGAAACGTGTATGGGAAAATTTATCCCACACGGGAGGAGGCGGAGCTTAGGTCATCTTACGCGCTGGCCTTTGACGAAGCCAGCCGCCGACGAATAGATGAAAACGGCTACCTCCATGTATCTCAGACACACCTCACTAAAGAACAAGTTGCGCCGTATTACGGACGAGAAATACCAGGAAATAAAGATTTGGGGCTTGATCCCGAACGGGTGTATTACGGCTATCGCTCAGCAGAGGAGCTGGAAAAGGCTAAAGACACTTTTAACGGTATGCCGCTACTGATTGTCCACAAACAGGACTCAGCCGGTAATCCGCTAAAAGAAGAGCGCGTTGGCTCAATCGGCACTACTCCTTTGTGGGATTCTCCGTATCTCGACAACGCACTAACCGTAACTGACCAGTCCGCGATTGACGCAATTAATAGCGAGAAATTGAAGGAAATCAGTTGCGGATATTATTTTGAACCGGATTTCACCCCCGGCGAATTTAACGGGGTTCATTATGATTTCGTGATGCGGAATATTCGCGGGAATCATGTCGCCCTGGTAAAAGAAGGTCGGGCCGGTCCCGATGTTGTAGTTCACGACGCACTGCCGTCAAAACTCAAAAAGAAGGTAAACAGAAACATGAAACTAACCCGTGTGCAAGTGGCAGTGCGTGCTGCTCTGGCAACGTATCTGAAGCCGCGCTTGGCTATGGATGCTGCGCCTGCGGACCTGACAAAATTAGTAGGGTCATACAAAAAACCTTCCACGCTTGCCAAGGCTGTTGTACGGCAGTACGGCAATCAACTGGCACAGGACATGGAAATTGAGCCGGAAGAGTTGGTGGAGATGATGGAAGCGGCTGAAGAGGTCGTTGAGCCGGAGGAGGATGTGAGGGTCGAAGAAGAGACAATTTTCGACGACGCAAGGGTGTGTGAAAGCATTCGCGCCATGCTCGACGGTAAGATCCCCGATGATGTGCTGGAAAAAATCCTTGCCGGTCTGGCTGAACCTGTCGGTGATGACGATCTGACGCCGAAAGAGAAAGAAGCGAAGGAGAAGTCGGAAAGAGAAGAGGCCGAGAAGGTTGGGAAAGAAAGAGGACCAACTATGGACGCCGACACTATAAAACTTCAGGCCCGAACAGAAGCGCAGAACCATTTCCGAAATCTCAATGAAGCTGGTCGCAAGGTTCGTGAACTGATTGGAGAGGTTGACGTCATGGCGTTCGACAGCGCCGAAGACATTTATGGCCACGCGCTGAAGCAAAAGGGCGTGAAAATCGCACAGTATGACAAAGCTTCATACAAGGGCATGGTTGACATGCTTGCGGTTAACCAACCGCTTGCCGCCCCCGCACCAACATTTGATTCAGCACCCGGTTCATTTGACGGCCCGTTTGCTGGTCTCAATAACATTAAACGATAAGGGGGCGTCATGGCTCTGCAAAAACAAGTAGGTTTGTACTACTCAGGCGCGGTTGCTGGTGACCGTGCATCACATAACCCGGCAGTCTATCTGCCGCGCAATCCGCTGGCCGAGGGCATTGTGTACGCTGGCCGGTTTGTATTCCGTGGCACTGATGCCGCAACGCAGGTTAAAACATCAGGCACTGTAGTCGCCGGGTTCGTTGAGCGAATCATCAACTATTACAACTATGTTGTGACATCATCCGGCACGATGGGTATTGCTGACAAAACCCCGGTAACCGTTGCAACGATCGGTGACTTCTACGCTGCGTATACCGGTACAACCCCGACACTCGGGCAGAAGGCTTTTGCATCAACCACCGACGGCACGATTAGTTACGCAGCAGCTGGCGCAACGGTCGCCGGGTCTGTTGAGACCGGATTTGTAGTAAAAGAAGTTCGCAACGCCGATGGCCTGGTGTTCATTTCGAACTGGACCCCTGCTGCATAACATCTGAATAAACACACGTCATGACGACACTGGAATAACCCGGTGGAATTTGTTACGCGTGTACGGAGAGAAAATTAAATGCCAAACCCAACTTTTGCTCAGGCGCGTGCATGCGGCTTCGATTTCGGTCGTCACGCCCGTGAGTGGATTACGCGCGAAAACATGCCGCAAATCATTCAGGATGCGGCGCTGATCACTACTGCAAACACAACCGTACCGGCTGAAATGCTGGCGTACATCGACCCGACTGTTATTGAGATCATGACGGCTCCACGTAATGCTCGTGAGCTGTTCAATGAAGAGAAGCGGGGCGACTGGACTACACCGTATTTTAAATGGCGTGCCGATGAGGTCACAGGTAGTACTGCTGCATACTCAGATTACGGACAGTTCGGCGTGTCAGGATTCAACGCAGAATGGCACACCCGTGAACAGTATCGCTTCCAGACAATCATTGAGTACGGTGATTTAGAGCAGGACATGGCATCGCAGGCGAAAATCAATCTTGCCGCCAGTAAGCAGCGTGCAGCCGCGACCACGATTGATATCGACAGCAACAAGTTTTACCTTCTGGGCGTGGCCGGAAAAGAGATTTACGGCGTACTGAACGACCCGAACTTGCCAGCCGCCACCACCCCGATTTCTGTTGACGGTGATACGGCGTGGGGCACTAAAGACGCAATTGCACGATACAACGATGTTATCAAGCTTTTCACTCAACTGGTAAACCAACTTAACGGCCTGGTAGATGAGAAATCCCGTCTCAAACTGGCTACATCCCCAGCGTTACGCGCTCTGCTGGCCGAACCAACCCAGCTTGGCGTGACTGTCATGTCAATGCTGAAAGAGTATTTCCCGAACATGGAATTCGTGTCCCTGCCTCAGTTGGGTGCGGCATATGCTCCTGCGGCGTCAGAAACGATGATGCTAATCGCCCCGTCCGTACTGGGTAATGACACCGGCCTGCTGGGATTCGGTGAAAAGCTGCGCATGGGTCGAATTGTTCCATCCCTGTCTTCATTCGCACAAAAAGTGACCGGAACCACATACGGGGGCGTTATCCGGGTTCCTGCCGCTGTAGCTCAAATGACCGGGATGGTGTGATATGGCGCGTCCGGCACGACAAAACACGGCCTCTTCGGAGGCTGTTTCTTTATCTCAGGAAAAAAACATGACAGAAACTCAGTCACCATCAAATTCCGTGCACGTTCGTCTGAAGCACTCTCACGGCATTGTTTTTGATATCTCAAGCGGCCGAAAAGTAGTTCTCCCCGGCAGCGATTTCCACCTGGTAGGTTTGGAAAAGGGCGTGCTGGAGTGCGGGTTCAGCAAAACCACCGTTCCGTCGAATGACTGGGACGAGGTTCTGGCGATGTACGGGAAAATGCCTCAGTTCCGTAATGGTACCCTCGTTTATGCGAATGACAGCGCCAGCGCCGACGACAAAGCAGCGGACTATAAAGACACACGTCACGGACTTGAGCCGGTTGATGTCGAAAACGACAAGACCATCAAAACCACAGAGGTTAGCTCCAGAGAGGCGTGACATGGCGATAGTCCTTTTTGACAGCGACGAGTTCACCGCCATCTACCCGCGTTTTGCCAATGTACTGACCCCTTCCCAGCTTGAAAACGCATTCGATACCGCATGCCTTATGCTCGATAACACCAACGGATCGGTCGTCCCATATGACCCGGATAATGGCGTTAAAGACAGAAAGACCCTGCTTTACATGCTCACCTGCCACCTGGCTACGGTTGCGCTGTGGGGCAATGGTCAGACCGGCCCGGTTTCCAGCGCGTCGGAGGGTTCGGTCAGTGTGTCATTTGCCGTGCCGGATGCAGCTAGCACGTCGTGGTTTAAATCCACGCCGTGCGGTCAGGCTTACTGGCAGGCAACGAGGAAGTACGTGGTTGGCGGTCGGTACATCGCACAGAAATATCATCATCCCTGGGGGTAAGCATGGCAACGATATCTGGTGGAGACAAGCTTGAAGCTGCACTGGCAGGCATTGGTGAGCGCATGAAGCTTCAGATGAATGTCGGCATCCTGTCGGGGGCGACCAACTCAGAAAATAATGAGCTAATCGCTCCTTATGCTGCCGCCAATGAGTTTGGCACCCCCGACATCCCGGCACGGCCATTTATGAGGAACACGGTCGCGGATAAGTCAGGCGAGTGGGCCGAGACCCTTGGGAAGCTAATCAGCAGGAAACCTGCTACGTCCGAAGGTATTAACAGGGCATTTAGCGTGCTAGGTGAGGTAATGGTGCAGGATATTCGGGACACCATTGAACAAATTGTCCCCCCACCGAACGCTGAACGCACGGTTGAAATGAAAACCAGAAAAGGACGCGCTAACCCCGCGCAAACACTGGTTGATTCGGGAAGCATGCAAAAGGCCGTGAACTTCGAAATTATCACCGGAGAGTAAGAATGAACCTGCATCAGATAGCGTCCGGGGCCATCGGTAACGTCAATCCGTTCATAAATGCCGTTGTCCGGGTTTATGCCGGTGAGACGGAAACCCCATCGGGGCGTGTCGAACCTACCTACACGGATGTTTCTGTGGGCGGGCAGTTGCAGCCTTTAAGTTGGCGCGACCTGCAACATCTGGATGGACTGAATATTACCGGCGTTGAAAAGAAATTCTACGTCAACGGTAATTTCAGTGCTGTCAACCGACCCGGGCGCTCAGGTGGGGACTTGTTAATCATTGGTGAGCAGGTGTGGATGATCCCGACTGTTATCGAGCTGTGGCCTGACTGGTGTTCACTTGCTCTTCGCCTACAGGAGGGATGATGACAGCAACAGTCACTCCGCTTATGGATAGGCTTTTTTATTCGCTTCGAGACTTTCTCACCTCACATGTAGCAGTAACCTCCTGCCGACAGGCGCAGCAGAACAGATCAGCTATGGCGGCAGGAAATTTTATTGTCATGACCCCGCTCGGAGTGGATGGCCTGTCCACAAATGCCGTGTCGTATCAGTTCGATCCTGATAACGGCATTAGTACAGAAACACACAGGCGAACAGCGTTATGGAGATGCCAGCTGGATTTCTATGGAGATTCAGCTCAGGAGTTTGCAAACATCATCTCAACGATATACCGCACGGATTATACCTGTGAATGGTTCAGGCGAAGCTCAGCTGAAAGAAATCTCCCGCTAATAATTCCAGTTTTTGCCACGGACCCTAAACAAATGACGATGATCAACGGAGAAGCTCAGTGGGAAAACCGCTGGACGTGCGACGTGCACTCACAAATTCCTTCGGCTGTCATTGTTCCACAACGATTTATGACAAATGCAAGCGTCACAGCGAACCTGATTGATGCCAATTACCCACCGGAGAATGTCTAAATGGCGATTCCTCTTTCCCAAATCGTTAAAATTCTGCCTGGTGTTTTGTCACCAAGCGGTTCGGCCTTGGACCTTAATGGTCTAATCATTACCGAAAGTGAATATGTCCCAACAGGGAGCGTGCTGAACTTCGCGTCAGCAGCTGAAGTTTCAGAATACTTTGGTGGCGCGTCTACCGAGTATTCAATGGCGACTATCTACTTCAAGGGGTATAAAAACTCATCCCGTACTCCGGGCAGCCTCCTTTTTGCCCGCCTTAACGTAGAATCCGCTCCGGCATGGCTCCGCTCCGGCTCACTGGCTAACATCACCCTGGAGCAGCTGAAACTTCTTTCCGGCGTCCTGACGTTAACAGTTGACGGAACCTCGCAGACCTCAGCAGCAATCAACCTGAGCGCAGTAACCAGCTTTGCACAGGCCGCTGACCTGATTGAAAGCGGTATTGGAGCAAGTGTTAGTGTCGAATTCGATACCACGCAAAAGGCATTCATCATCACTTCGGCAACTGACGGGGCAGATAGCACGATCACCTACGCCACCGGCGCGCTGTCCGACGGGCTGAAGCTGACAGCATCGACTGGCGCGGTCCTTTCGCAGGGCGCTGACGTGGCTGTGGAAGGCGATCTGATGGCTGGCATTATTGATGGCCATCAAAACTGGGCGGCATTCAGCACGTCATTTCCCGTAACCAAATCGCAGGCTGAAGCATTCGCTAAATGGGAAAGTGACATTGGCAATCGGTTTGCCTACGTCCCATTCACCCAGGAGGCGACTGCTCTTGCCAGTGGGTCTGAGGACACGCTCGTTTATGACATCATTAACACCTATCGCTACGGCGGAGTGATCCCTGTCTACGGCAGTTCTGTGCATGCTGCTAACGTGCTGGGTTTTATCGCCAGTCTCAACTTTAACCAGCTTAACGGTCGTCGGTCACTGGCGTTCCGTACTCTGGATGGATTGCTGGCAACAGTAACGAAGTCATCTCAGGCAACATCTCTTAAGGAGAATGGTTACAACTTCTTCGGTAACTACGCAGCTAACGCGTTCTCTACCGACCAGTGGTATCCGGGGTCCATCACCGGGGATTACAAGTGGGTTGACGCATACGCAGGTCAGATTTGGCTGAACGCAAATTTGCAGAAAGACATCATTACGCTGTTCCAGTCTGAAAACTATCTGCCCTATGCGACCGCCGGTCGAGCAGCTGTCGAGGCCAGCATGACGGCAACAATCCAGCAGTTCAAGTCATGGGGCGGGATCAGCTCTGGAACAGACCTGGACGACAATCAGATTATTGCGATCCAAAACGCCACCGGAATTGACCCAACCGAAACGCTAAGAGCATCAGGATATTACATCTACATCGGTCCATTCACCGCCGCGATGCGTGATAACCGTACGTCGCCGGAAGTTTACCTGTGGTACACGGATGGTGGTTTCATCCAGCAATTAACCCTGAACAGTATTGAGGTTGCCTGATGGCTAATTCACTGACCAGCGCAGACTGCATTATCAACCTTTCGGTCATTAACCTTTACCCATCAGGTTTCCGGCTGGAGCAGTTTGAAGCACAGAATATTTTCGATATGGGCGACACCGTTATGGCCGAGACAATTCGTACGGCTGATAACAAGCTCACAGGCGGCTGGGTGGCAGGGGACTTGCCCTGGACATTCCACCTCCTTCCAGACTCCCCATGCCGGGGCAAAATTGATACCTGGTATCAGACGCAGCGAACCACAAAGTCACTTTTTCGTTGCAACGGAACTGTTTACCTCCCATCGCTCGGTCGAAAGTTCGACCTGACAAACGGTATCTTCAAGTCATGGAAGGCCATCCCTTCAGCTGCACGAATCCTTCAGCCGATGGCTGGTTTAATCGAGTGGGAAGACATCGTTGGATCCGACTACAACCCGTCATAAGAGGCACAGATGGCACGCAAAGAGAAAATCTTCACAGTAACCGCTAATGGCCGGGACAAAGGTAAGCAGTTCAAGATCACCGAAATGTCAGCCCGGTCCGGCGAGGAGTGGGCTTTCAAGGTGGCAAGCGCCTTGATTAGCACCGGCATTCAGGTGCCAGACCACATCACCAAATCGCTGGTTGCCATGTCAGCGGAGAAACCAGGTGGCCCGGACGAAGCAGCACAGGAAATGCACGATTCAATTATGGGCTCTGGCATGGTTGCGCTGGCTAAGTTCGGCATCACGGCACTGGCGAAAGTTCCTTTCGAATACTCCAAGCCGCTAATGGACCAGCTCCTGACGTGCGTTGAGTACGTTGCCACTGCCAATGTGTCTATCCCCCTGGATGAATCACACATCGAAGAGCCAAGCACGTACTTCCGCCTGAAAGTTGAAGCCTTCAAGCTACACGTGGCTTTCTTGCAGGCCACCGCAGATTAGACCTGCCTATCCAGATCCCTGAAGAAGTAAGAGGCCTGGCACAGTATGAAAACGTGCCCCGCACCATTGCGTCTGTCGTATCAGGGAAGCTGGCAACGCTGCATGAACTGGATACTGTCTACAGCATTCAGGATATGTGGTGGCTAATCGAGATTCAGACCGTTGATAACAACAACAAATCAGTCGCCGGAGAGCAATGATGGCAGGAACAGTAATAGATGCTCTGGTTATCACTCTGGGGCTGGATGCAAGCGATTATCAGAAGAAGAGAAAGGAAGTAAGCGAAGGGCTAAAGGACACTCGCGATGACGCAGCCTCAACAGCCAAGGAGATGGAGACGCAGGGTAAAAAGGCTGCGACCTTCTTCTCAAGCATTAAAAATGAGCTGCTTGCTCTCGCTGGCGTCAGTCTGACGCTCGGCGGATTAAACTCCTTCGTTAAAAACACGACCAGCGACCTGCAACAATTATCAGTTCAGTCAAAAGCGCTGGGGATGTCAGCTCGTGAGCTTGATGGCTGGTCGCGTTCTGCGGAGGCTGTTGGCTCAAGTGCCGGGAAGATTCAGCAAACCCTGTTTAATATCAGGGATGCTGCTCTGGCCTTTAACAGTGGCGACCGCAACAACCCGCTATACGATGTAATGGCGATGCTCAATGGTGATACTGGAGTTACCTTCAATCCGGCCACTGACACCACTGATGAGATGATGCGTAAGTTTTCGGACGCGTTGCAAAAAGAGCAAAGAGAAGACCGAGCGCAGTACATCGGCAACAAAATTACCGGCAATGACGCAGCCCTTTATCAGGGTATGCGCAGCGGCGTGCTTCCAGACCTTGCCACGCAATATAAAAACTCATCACAAATCAGCGATAAATCTATAGCGGCGGCAGCTGAGTTTACGAAAGCATGGACGGATTTAGGCCAGAACTTCGACAACCTGAAGAACCAGATTTTTACTGACCTTATCCCGACAATCCGAACCCTTAACAGGCTTGTTAAAGAGTGGAGCCAAAGTGCGTCGGAAGCTTCCCCATTCTGGAAATCCTTCAAGGAGGATATGAAGGAAATCACCGGAATTGACCTTGGGAAGTGGTCACTTGTTGATGAACTAAAAGGGGTTAAATCAGGCTTCGAAGAACTTGGTCGGTCACTCTCGCATCTGGTCGCAGCTTTTAACGCCCTCAACAATGGGGACTTCTCCACTGCCGGTACAGAGTTTAAAAAAGCATGGTATGGGACCGAAGACGGGAAAGCATCAGGCCGGGATGCGCTGCCAGGTGTAACCAAAAACGCCACCGAAGCCTATAGCGACAGTGTTTACAAAAAGTTGAATGATACGCTGAATTATTACCTGCCAAGCTTCATGGGCGGCATGTCTGATGATGCTAAGAGCCAGATTGATGCTCACGAGCGCTCTAAGACGGTCAATGGACGAAATATCCAGAGCGATATCCCCGGCTCGTATGTGTCGCCTGAGGAGAGGGTGAGGCAGCAGGACGAAAGATCGTATTGGGAGACATCCAAAAATCTTCTTTCCACCATTGCCTCAGCGGTCGCACCGTACAGTGGATACCAGCCAAACGTCTCTCTTAACCCCCTTTCTGCGAAGTTGGGTCCGAAAGGCAAGGCCCTTCTTGATGCAATGTCTGGGGAATTTGGTCAAATTGAGGCCAAGTATGGCCTGCCAGAAGGAATGATGGCAGCCATTGCTACAGTGGAGTCTGGCGGAGATCCGTCTGCATTGGGCCCTAAAACCAAATACGGACAAGCAGAAGGAATGTTCCAGTTGATGCCTGGAACATCAAAAAGCCTTGGGCTGAATGGGCGAGATTCTTTCGACGCAAGCAAGTCGGCAGACGCTGCCGGGCGATACATGAGATGGCTCCTTGATCAGACCGGCGGTGATATGGAATCAGCGATTGCTGCGTACAACTGGGGTATCGGTAATGTCCAGAAGAAGGGGCTATCAAACGCTCCAGCAGAGACGCGCAGGTATGTGCCTGCGGTCATGTCTGGGCTAAGACCCGGTTCA